GCACGTTGTGTTCCGAGGTGCAGGGCTTCGGTGTTGCGGGTCACACTGGCTCACCTGCTGCGGCTAGGGCGTCCGCTGCCAACGTATGCCATCGCCGGTACGGGTGCTTTTCAAAGTCCGCAGTCTTCATCGCGGATTTCAGCGCCTCTACCAGCTTGTTGTGCGCGTTCACTGCCTTAGCGATGAGGGCCGCAGCTTCTTCGGCCTCCTGCTCGGTCACTGTCGAGTCGCGTTGAACCATGAAGTACAGGCGGTTGCGCTTCATTTCTGTGCCGTTGTGCCAGCCGTGATGCATCAGCGTGTACACGCAATTGCGCTCACGAAGCCACTCAACCTTTTCTGTTGTCACATTCATGTTCTCCTCTCCTTATCTGTTGGACTGCGCTATCGTTCGGTTACTAGAGCAAGGGGCTGGGCGCTACTCCAGCTAGCGGGCCTTCCGAGGAGCGTCCTCCGCACGTAGGCATCCGTGCCCGACCACTATCCCGCGCTGCTTTTTCGTGCGTGTCTGCTTTCCACGCCGCCCTTGCTCTAGTAACGCCGTCTAGTTCCGGCTGCCAGGTATGCCACGCGTCTTAAAACCTTGCTTTCGCAAGGAGGATCAGACTTCCCGTACGCACATGCCTGCCGGTGTTATCTGCCCCACTACCGGCTTGGGTCGAAAGCACTACTACCTGCTTGCCACAACACCTGATCGACGCTGATACGGTTTGGCGGGTTGGTCAGTACGCAGCGCATCAACTTCCGCCAGCGCCTCCCGCATCAATTCCGCACTAGCCCCACATTTCTCGATTCCGCGCACCTCTCCGTGCTTGTATTCGATTTCCCACCACTTGGCCGGATGCCGCATGAGGCGCATGTCGTCGATCACAAGCCGTAAAACTTGGTCTGGCGAGATCAAAGCGACCTCCACTGGTGATCGTGCAAAGCCATCAAACGGTCGTAGAAGACGCGCTCGGCCTTCGCTTCGATGTACTCGGCGCGGTTGATGCGCGGGATTTCGTCATCGAGCCACCGGCCCATCTCATTTAACACTTCGTTCGTCAGCAGGTAGTCCAGAGGAATCCGGGACCCCGGCAGCGTTGCAGTGGTGACGACGTATCCTTCGTCTTCCGTGGACTGATAGCCGTACAGGTCCAGCTTCAGGTAGCCGTATTCGTAGCCGCTATACAAGAGTTGTGCATTGGTCGACATGGCCGCCTCACCGTGCGCACTCGGGCGCTTTACCTAGAAGATTCCATCCAAGCTGGCGCCGAACTTCTGCCGGCGAGGGTGGCGGTTTCTTCTCAACCTGGCGCTGCTGCATCCACTGCCTGATCTGCTCTTTGGACGGCATGACTCGCTCCCTTATTTAGCGTTCAGCGTTTTGGAAACTTCGTGGGTAACGTCTTTGATCTCATGCACCATGACCCAGGCGCCTACAGTTCCGAGGACGATCCCAAGGAGGGTCAGGAACGCTATTTCGTATGTTTGTTTCATCGCTTCCTCGACCCTTTAGTGTTCGGTCAACCAATGAAGCATAGTTTAGTCTCAACTAAACTCCGGCGTCAAGATAAATCTAAACTTGTTTATAAAATTTTTTGATGACGAATACAACAGATGTAAAAAAACCCGCCGGAGCGGGTTAAATTTGCAACACATTTCATTAAATTAATCTTTTGCAGAGCGTATTTACGTACTCGGCGGCAAAACTGTTGGCGTTTTCGGCTCGTTCGACCATCGAGATCTCACCATCGTGGAACAAGAAAAAGTAGATCTTATTCCCCGTATAACCGCCAAAACTGTTCTTGGCGTTGACACCCATGCAGGTACCCCAGCCATAGACCGGCTTATTCAGACCTGCAAAAGTCTTCTTCGGCACGAACGGCGTGCTGAACCTGGCGCTATCTGGATCCTTGAGAGTCGTCTGCAGATAGGTGGCGATCTTTGCCTGGTACTGAGCAGGGTAGGGGCCGTAATCAGCTGTAGCCACCTCCTGCGGCGTAGGCGGTGGTGTGCTGCAGCCAAGGATTGGTAGTGCGATTGCGAGAGAAGCGAGACGACATTTCATTGCTGCCCCCAGTCTATTTGCAAGCGGTTAGGATCGCACTAGGCGACTTCAGAGCGTATTGCTACTACAACATTTCGTAGTGGCTTTCCGGTTTAGAACACTGTACACTACTGTTCATATATACAGTATTTAGAGCGAGCAAAGGCAAATAGACGACCCTGCCGCCACGGTTGATGCAGCTGTCTATATTGCGCTTGAGGTATGGACTGGTGTTAACAGTGTGGGCATCTAGCCGATAGACGCGATGAGTTGGCGAATCATAGCCTTGATCTCCGCAATTTCACCTGACAGCCTGGCGACTTCGCCGGCCAGAGGGGCGGAGCGGAGGCGGTCAACTATAACTTCGTTGGCCGATGTTCCGCGGGCCTCGGCTTCCTGGTCGACTTCCACACTGAGGTCGCGTGGTAATCGGAGAGTTTTCTTAACTCGTTCTTGATCTTTTGTAATTTCCATTGCGCGATTGTGCGCGCACGGGAAGCAAAGTGTTGTGTTTTGGTGGCACATCTGCCACCAGTATTTAGCTAACTCTTCACTCTGAACCAAGACTTTTCGCTCGAAAATTACAACCTGTTACGAGTTAAAAGTTGAGTAGTTGCTGGATGAGTCACCTATTTTCTGTTTGGTAATGCTACAGTCTATATAGCATTAAATTTTCGTTGCGGATTGGGCGGGAAATCATGACCAAGATTGAGCGATGGAATGCAGCATTCGAGGCGATGGACGATCGCGCTCAGAGCGAATTTTTGCTAATGGCAGAAGCTATGGCGCGGCTTCACCCGCGCAAGCAAGGAAAACGCCTCCCGCAGGGAAAACGACTAGCCCTTGTTGCTTCCAATATGGTAGTGAGGCCCGCAGAGAGTCTCAGCCAGACGGAGCATGTCGGCGCGCCCTCGCTCGTCAGCGCTGTGAAATAATTCAAGCAGCCTTATCGCCTGGAGGAGCGCGTCCGTGTTGACCACCTGCAGCTGGGGCTGTTGCTGCTGGCTTCCAGGTGCCGGCGGATGGGCCTGCTCATCGTCGTCTAGCGTATCCAAATACATATCTCCCATCCCGTAATCTTTTTCCAGGCGACGTGCGGTACGTTCGCCAAAAGCGTTGCCTTCCTTCAGGAGCTGCGAGATGTAGCTCTTTTCCTTAGTGGGGAAGCTGCGCTCAGAGAACCACTTACGGAGCTTGGCGCGGCGGATAGTCTCGATTTGCATTCGCGTATTCTGATTAGAATTCCCTAAACAAGCAAATTCTTGACTTTCTTCGTCTTGTGGTTTAGAGTTCTCTAAACCAGTTAAGTTATTTCTTGAAGAGAGGCCAAATGAAGCTTCGCGAATACCTAAATGCAGAGCGTGGCTCATCGGCTCGGCTTGCTGCTCAACTAGAAGTGTCACCGTCGTTCCTTTCACAGATGGCAGCAGGCGATGCCGCGATCTCGCCCGCAAGGTGCGTACTGATCGAAAAATTTACAGAGGGCGCTGTGACTCGCCGCGACCTCCGTACCGACTGGATGGACATCTGGCCGGAGATCAAGCCGGAACGAAAGCCCAGAGCCAGACAAGTCAACTAACGAGGTACCAAGAATCACTATAGCGACAAGCAGTAAATAAGCAATGCACGAATGAAGTCCCGTAGTAGCAGTCACCCATCCTTGTAGTCCGCGTCATAGGAGCAGTGATAGATGAAGAACCCGAAAAGCCTTCCAGTTAAGGCGTACGTGAGCGTCGACGAGTATCTGGAGTTCGAAAAAGCGTGTGTCATAGCTGATGTTAAACACAGCAGGATCCTCCGGGACTTGCTGAACGACTGGACTAGGCAGGTGAAGTCTACCGAGCCAGTGGACCAGAAGAGAAGGACTAGCGTGGGACCAAAGTGGTCCCTACCGACTGCGAACTCTCGGTGGAACTACGGCACAACGCCAGTTTATCCGCGGATTTGAAGCAGAAGTTATCTACGCATGGCGTGGCTGATCCCCGGTAAAGCGGGGATGACCTGACAAGGTAGCCCGCCATAGCGCGGGCTTCTCACATAACGGGCAAGGAGAGTTATGACAAAGGAGACCCGAATGGCTGAACTCAAAGAACGAGTAATCCATTACGCCCGCAAGTGGCGCGAGACCGAGAAATCGGCGATGTGCGCCAACGAGGGAGAAAAGAACATCGCCAACAAGAAGCATGGCGAAGCAAAAGCAAGACTGCGTGATGCAGTCGACAGATTAACCAGGAGCGAATCATGAGTAACCAGCATACCTCCAACAGTCGGGCAGAAGTGCTCGACACGATCAGGAGGACGCCGAACCTTACGGCCGGCGAGATCGCTAAGGAAGTCGGCCTGTCGTCTGGCCATGTCCTGTCGATCTTGTCCGACCTGAAGGAGCAGGGGCACATCGACTGGAAGATGCTGCCGCCCGAGAAAGGCATTCGCAATAACCCGCGCCGTGGCTATTTCGCCGGCGAGTACCAGGGTTCTGCAATTCCGAAGGCATGGGACGTCCTCGCGCACTTCTTCGGCCGCTTCGCAGAACCAGCAGCAGCGTAATCAAGCCCGATGGCGCGGAACTAACACCGCGCCATCTTTTTCACCAGCGGGAGTCACCATGCAAGAGTTTTCGGCGTCGAGCTACAAGACCAAACGAGCTGATACCTACAAGGGGTGTCATAACTGCGTACATCGCTTTGGCCTGCTGCGAGACTTCTGGAAGTGCAGCCGGACCGGCTGGTTCACCGAGGTCGAAATGAAGTTCGGCGGACGGTGTGCCGAGGGCAAGGTGGGATCTGATCTGCGCCTGTGGGCGCAACGCCCGTCCTTGGTTGGCCGTGTGATCGGCCTTGTCTATCAGCCCTCTCCCATTAATACAAGCTCGCAGGAAGGGCAGGGGCTATGACCGCGCTGAGGATCGCTCGCTCGGCGCCGATGAAGCGCACGAAACCACTGCAACAGAAGACTCCCTTGAAGCGTACCGGCTTCCTGCGTCGCGCCAAGGAGCAAGTCACGAAGAAGGTCTCCGGCCTGAAGTCGCGCGGCATGAAGGGGCGCACGCCGACCGCGCTTGAGCACCGCTTCATGGACGCCGTTGCTGGCCTGGGCTGCATCGCATGCCTGAAGGACGGCCACGTCAATCCCTGGATCTCCCTGCACCATATCGCCGGCCGCACAGCTGTCAACGCGCACATGTACGTGATTCCACTGTGCTCGAGCCACCATCAGCACGACGACACCGACCCAGCAGGGCGCATCGGCGTTCATCCGCACAAAGCGCGTTTCGAAGAAATGTACGGCACGCAGATGGAACTGCTGGCCGAGTGCATGGCACGGATCGGATGGGACGCCACATGCTGACCTACGAAGTCAAAGGCCCGACTGAGAGCGGCCACTACCTCGTCGGCTATCCGACGCCAGGCGCGCCGCAAGTCTTCACGCCTACAGGCTGCACCAAGAGCGAGAAGCTTGCGATGGACGAGTGCGTACGCCTGAACGAAGAGCAGGTAGCCGATCGCCGCGAGCAGCTGGTGCGCCAGGCCGACATGATCATTCGCGGCGAGGAGAGCTGACGTGGCGAATGGTATCGACTGGTTCCGCTGGCACCACGGCAGCGTCAATGACCCGAAGTTCGGCTTGGTGGCAAAGAAGGCCGGCGCACGCGTTGGCGACGTAATCACGGTGTGGGCCCTAGTTCTAGAGCAAGCCAGCGCAAACGTCGAGCGCGGCGTCTGTGGCGACATTGACTGCGAAGCGACCGACTTTCTCCTGGGCGCGGATGACGGCACTACTGCGCGGATCCTTGAAGCGATGCGCGCCCGTGGCCTTATCACTGACGACCGTGTCACGCGCTGGGAAGATCGCCAGCCCAAGCGGGAGCGTGTCGATACCACCGCAGCTGACCGTAAGCGCGCCCAGCGTGAACGCGAGCGTGACAATGCACCGAGTGGCGATGTGGAAGCTGTCACACCAAGTCACGCCACGTCACACCAAGTCACGCCTAGAGAAGAGAAGAGTAGAGAAGAAGTAAAAGAACCCCCCAAACCCCCCGTTGGGGGGCTCACCGTGGTCACCAAGCCTGAAGGCAAAACCCGGACTCGCGGCGTCACCCTGAAGACTTTCCTTGCTGACTGCAAGGCGAACGACATACGCCCCATGCGGGACTACGAACCGCTGTGGAACTACACCCGAAACGCCAAGCTGCCCGACGACTTTGTCGCACTGGCTTGGGTCGAGTTTTGCCGGCGCTTCGGTGCCGGAGGTGTCAAGGAGTCGAATCTGCAGAAGGACTGGCGCAAGACGTTCCGGAATTACGTCGAGAACAACTACCTGAAGCTCTGGGCGGTCAGCACCGATGGCGAGTACTACCTGACCGCGCAGGGCAAGCAGGCTCAAACCGTAGCGGAGGCAGCATGAGCAAGACGACAAAAGAACGCCCAATCCTGTTCAACGGCCCGATGGTACGCGCGCTGCTCGACGGCAGCAAGACGCAGACTCGGCGGATCGTGAAGGAGTGCCGCCGGGAGGATGAGAATCCGGAGTATGGCTTCTTTCCGGTGTGCCCCTATGGCCAGCCCGGCGACCGCCTGTGGGTGCGCGAGACGTTCATGTCAAGCGCGCACGGTCCATCAGCCGCCGTCAAGTACCGGGCAGACGGCGGTGTACGCGGTGGACTTGGCGACTTCGAAGGCGAGGCGTGGAAGCCCAGCATCCACATGCCGCGATCGCACAGCCGCATCCTGCTGGAGGTTGTGGCGGTGCGCGTCGAGCAGCTGCACAGCATGACCGATAGCGACGCAGTGGCCGAAGGCATCCGCGAGGTTGGCAGACATGCCGGAGAACCGCTTTACTGGTTTGAGCCAATTACTGAGGCGAAGTGCGGCATGGGCAGTCCGCTTGAAGCATTTGCAAACCTGTGGCACGGCATAAACGGGGACGCAAGCTGGAATTCAAATCCGTGGGTGTGGGTGGTCGAGTTTAAGCGGGTAGCAGCATGAACGACATCAAGCCCCCGCCGCACAGCATCGAAGCCGAGCAAAGCGTCATCGGCGCCCTACTGCGCGACAACGACGCCATTGACCGCATGGGCGACCTGCGCGCCGAGCACTTCTACCTTGGCGACCATCAGGTCATCTTCGCAGAGCTGATCAAGCAACTGAACGCCGGCCGCTCCTGCGACGTCATCTCGCTGATGGTCGCACTCGACAGCAAGATCAACGAGCCCGGCAAGTACCTGAACCAGATGGCGCAGAACACGCCGTCGTCGGCCAGCATCGGACGATATGCGGCAATCGTGCGCGACAAGGCTGTCAAGCGTGGGCTGATCGGTTTCGGCCGCGACACGGCAGATCTCGCGCTCAATTCGCCGGAAGACTCCGGCGCACTGGTGGACAAGGCATCTTCGCGCCTCGAGCAACTGGCGGTTTCGCGTATCACCGTGGAGCCGGTCCGTGCTGGCGACGAGATGGCCGCGCACATTGACCTTCTGCAAAAACGCGAAGCTGGCGGCGTTAAAGCGATCCCTACCGGCTATGACGACGTCGACACGAGGCTGAGCGGAGGGTTTCATCGAGGCTGCCTGTACGTGGTTGCTGGCCGCCCGAAGATGGGCAAGACTGCGTTCGTGCTCAACATCGCCAACAACGTGGCCGAGGAATACTCCGTCGCGATCCTGTCGATGGAAATGCCGAAGAGCCAGATCCACGACCGGAACCTGGCAAGCCTCGGCAAGATTCCGCTGCAGCACGTGGTCGAGCCGAAGTACATGACGGAAGCCGACTGGAATGGCCTGACCGCCGCAACCCTCAAGATCGACCGCCTGCACCTGTACCTCGACGACCAGGGAGGATTGCGCCTGCTGGACGTGCGCATGAAGGCCAAGGGCGTCAAGCGCCGGCACGGGCTCGACGTCCTGATCATCGACTACCTGCAGCTCATGGAAGGCGACGGCGACAACCGCAACGCGCAGATCGAGGGCATCACGCGCGGCCTGAAGTCGCTCTCCAAGGAACTCGACATCGCGGTGGTCCTTCTGTCGCAGCTGAACCGTAAGCTCGAAGAGCGCCCGAACAAGCGCCCGCAGCCATCGGACCTGCGCGACTCCGGCGCCATCGAACAGGATGCCGACGCGGTGATCTTCCTGTATCGCGACGAGGTCTACAACCCCGATTCGATCGACAAGGGCATCTGCGAGGTTGACATAGCCCTTTGCCGCCAAGGTGCGCCGGGGAGGGTGGCTTTGACCTACTTGGGCGAATACACGCGATTCGAGAACTGCGCCCGGTGGGTCCAGAGGGCGCCCGAGGACAGGCGGAAGCCGGGTAACAAGCTGTCTAGCTATCTGTGAGAGGAGACCGTAATGGCCGGGGACAAGCAACGAAGGGTAGGGCGCAAGCAGGAGATGCGAGCATTGGCCGCGCTGCGTCAGAAACCGATGACGACGCAGCAGTTGGCAGACGCGCTAGGGCTGTGCAGATCGAGCGCAGCGAATTACATCGTACGCCTGCGAGCTGAGCCGCAGCAGATTTACGTCTCCGGCCATGAGCAGCGCCAAGGTTCGCCGGCACCGGTTTTCGCCGTTGGCGCCCGGCCGGACGTCGAGTACTTGCCACAGTCCATCCCGGCGCCAAAGCCGTCGAAAGAGCAGCGCTGCGCCCAAGTGCTAAAGCTTCTGGCCGAGAAGCCTGCGACGGCGCGCCAGCTTGGGCCTCGCATGAACGTTGTGCCAGGAACCGCGATGAAGTACATCGCAATGCTTCGTGATCCGGCCAACAAGCAAGTATTCATCCTCAAGTGGTTGCATCCGCGTCAGGTCGACCCGAAGAACACCGTTGGCGGCGATTGGGCGCCCGTTTACGCAGTCGGCAACAAGGCTGACAAACCCAAGCCGCCAGCAGAAACGAGCGCGCAGCGCCACGCCAGGCTACACAAGGACCGCGATTACCGCCGAGTCAGGAACGTCGAGCGCCGCGCGCGGTACGAGAAAGAAAAGCTGGTCAAGCAGCATTTGAAGGCAGGTCCGCAAACCTGGCTGTCGGCACTGATGGGGGTGGCATGAAACGCTCCTATTGGGCGCCCGGCGAGGTAGACGAACTCACCCGGCTCTACCCGCATTACCGCGCCGAGGATATCGCCTTCCTGCTTGGCCGAGAGACGCGATCCGTCTACAACAAGGCTATGAGCCTTGGCTTGAAGAAGACGAAAGAATTCCTCGCGAGTGTATCTGCTGGTCGATGGGATGGTATTCGTGGCGGCGCTACCCGTTTCCAGAAGGGGCAAACGGCCTGGAACAAGGGGATGAAGGGTGTCGTCGGCGTTCAGCCGGCCTGCCGCGCAACCCAGTTCAAACCCGGGAATTTGCCGCATACCACCGAGCCAATTGGGGCGCTGCGCACCACCAAGGATGGAACCCTGCAGCGCAAGATCAGCAATGAGCGCGGGAACAACAGCAAGCGGTGGCGCGGCGTGCACGAGCTAGTGTGGGTTGAAGCGAACGGCCCGGTACCAGTCAAGCACATCGTGGTTTTCAAGCCCGGCATGCGCACCGATGTGCTCGAGGAAATCACCATCGACCGGGTCGAGTGCATCAGCCTGACCGAGAACATGAAGCGCAACACCCGGCACAACCTGCCGGCCGAGTTGAATGAAGTGATCCAGCTGCGTGCAGTTCTGACCCGACAAATCAACAAGAGGAGCAAACAAAATGGCACGGAATCGAACGATCCAAGATCTGCGTGAACTGCTGTTTGACACGATCCAGGGCGTCAAGGCCGGAACCGTGGACACAGACAAAGCCAAGGTGATCGGCGACCTGTCGCAAGTCATGGTGAACACGGCCAAGGCAGAGGTTGACTTCATCCGCGCGACGGGCGGTAAAGATAGTGGCTTCATCAAGGCAGCCGAGCCCGAAGAACTCCCGCAGGGGATTACCGGCATCCGCCAGCACAGGATTGCAGGCTGAGCATGCGCGCCCCAAACCCTAACGAAATCTGCGGCATGTGCGTCGACTTCACCCGCAAGGACGCCGAACCACAGTACACCGCACTAGGCATGGGCCGGTGCCATGGCTACGACCAGGATGCTTCTTCACCAGTGCGCTACGTCGCCTGGAACGAGACCTGCGTCCTGTTCGACAAGGACAAGGCCAATGTTCACACGCGTCGGCGGTTCGTCGAGAAGTGCCGCGCTGAAGGAGTAAGCGAATGATCGTCGTACACCTGCCATTCCCGGATAGCCGACTCAACCCGAACCGCTGCAAGGGCAAGCACTGGGCCTCGACCGTCTCTCTGCGCAAGGCTGCACGGGAAGCGGCGACGCTGCTGACTCGCCAGGCCAGTCGAGGCGTCACCTTCCCGATGGGGCACGAGGTATCGCTGAAGGTGATCTTCGTCCAGCCGGACAAGCGTCTCAGGGACCGCGACAACCTCATGGCTAGTTTCAAAAACGCGATCGATGGCGTTGCCGACGCTCTCGGAATCAACGACGTCCAGTTTAACCCGGTCACCGTCTGCCGGGAGTACGGCCCCAAGCCGGGGAGCGTACGCATCGAAATAGGCGGTAAGCCAGAAGTACAACACGAGGAGGGGAGATCATGATTTCGCATCAAATCCTAGAAATAATCGCGAAGACGCCAGACTGTCGCGAGGAGCATATCTACAGCGGCGTCTTCGTCGACGAGCACGAGACGCACGCCTCGCTCGTCGCCTTGGTCGCGATCGGCGACATTGTAGCGTCGACACGCGAGGATGGCGTGACGTTCTACCGCTTCAGCGAGAAGTTCAAGGCGTCCGATGCATTCCGCCGCCTGAAGATGGTTCAGGAAGTCGAGCACGAGACACCAGCCGGCCTACCTATGGTCGAGCGGGCTATTGCATTCGTGCGGCAGCGTCAGATGCAGAACCGTCGCGCGACGTCTTCCGAACTGCATATCGTCATGGAACTTGCGCCGGATGCTCTGGTGTCGCGCTACCTCGCCGACGAGCTGGAGCGAGGCGTGCTGGCGAAGGATGGCAAGTTCTGGACGCTGGGTGCGGCGTCGCTGGAGTCGGCCGGGTTGATTGATGTTGTTGAAGTGGAGGCAGCATGAGCCAAGCAGCCAAAGATTTCGCGGTAGGCATCCGTCCTGCCGTCAGCGGACAGTCTGACAAGTTCAGTTGGCGCATGTATAAGCGGGCCTTGAAGAGAGGGCGGGAAAGTGTCTACATCATGGCCTGGGATCAGGTGACGGGTGATCCGTTTGTACCAAGCCTTGATGCACTGAAGGCTGGCGACGCAAAGCAGCGCGCCAACCTGATGCTGGGATATCTTGATGATGGTTGGTTTCATGGTTCGCGCATTCAGCGCGTAACCCGAGAAGGCGCGAGTCTTTCAGACTTCGCTTATGGACCTTCTTTCAACACGGCAAGCTGGTTGGACGTGACGGAGTGGTTCTGGCGCGAATACCTTGAGCGCGGACGCTGCATCATTCACGGCGAGATGACGCATGAATGGGTTGTCATCAATGCCAATGCCAGGAAATGCATTCATTGCGGGAGGCATGAGCGTCGTACCGTTGCGACTGTAAGAAGGGTTAAGCGTGTCGAGGTTTGGTTATCCGAAATGGAGGCAGCATGAACGCCCCAACCAACCAAGCAATCCTCGAAGAAGCCCCGCAAGCCGACAGCCCATTCGTCACCGTCATGAAGCTATGGGCACGCTGGATGACACTAACTGACAGGCAGCACGCTGGCGGCTGGGCTCATCCGCAAGATGTGAAGGAGTTCATGCGCGCAGGGGAGGCGGTCGATACGATGGTTAACGATCTGCCAAGTTCGCATCGGTGGGCGATCTATCGGGCGTACGGGATCGCGACCGTGTGGCGGTTTCCGTCGCTGCCGTTGGCTGATGTGCTGATCGAGGCGGAGGAGAAGCTGATACCGAGGATGCTGCGGAACTTCGATGTGAAGCGATATTTTTCCGAAACGCATTGATTTATGTTGACTGGCGAAAAGTTTCGGATTAGTATGGTCGAGCTAGATTCCGCTACTGCGCTCTAGCGACACGAAACCCGCTCCCGAAAGGTCAGCGGGTTTTGTCGTTTACGGCGTCATCCAGTACACGGGCAATAAAACCCACTCTGGCACCGGCACGCCGCCAACTGCCGATGACACCTAAAACATAGGAGCTAGCCATGAAGCGAGAAGGTATCGGTTTGGCTGAAGGTATCTGCGGAGCATGAAAGTTTCTATGTCCACCGTTCTGATCTACTTCGGCATGCTCATCTTTGATGCTGCCGTACTCGCTGGCTTCGCTTACCTTGTCGCTGATAAGGGTTGGTCGGCGTGGTGGATGCTGTTGGCGGTGTTGATGTGCTCTGGATCGAGCCCGCGTAAGATCATCGAGGTAAATAAGGAGGCACCATGCGCAACGAAGGTGCAGGAATCGCCTGACAATAAGGCCAAGTAGCGCGTAACTTCGGGATAAGCGCTTGGTTGGGGAAGCCAGCCGCCACACAATTCCGCCCTGCGATTTCTACAGGACGAAACTGTGTGGTGATGCTTCAGCATGGTATGCGGTCCACGTCGCCGGGCGAAGGGTTCCGTCTACTGGTTCGATTCCAGCATATCCGGCCACTACAACCCCGTCTCCTCCCTTCCTACCAAGGATTGGATTCGCCACCTGTCGCAGCAATGCACAGGTGGCTTTTTTATTTAGAGGTTCGCCGCACGAAGCAGCGCGGCAAGCCTCAACACGATTGAGGCAACGATGCCGTTCCCGAAAGAGCTAGCAGTCCCGACTTACGCGAACGGCACCGCGCCCGTTGGTACGCCGGTTAAGGTGTTCGCGCCGTACGTCGCGCCGACCTTCACCTCGCCGGCAGTCCCGCTTGGCGGGATCGTCACCAGCGTGACGCTGCAAAGCACGACGGCAATGGATCAGGCCAATGTGCCGTTCACGTTCGGGCAACCGTTCAAGAAGGGCGACTTGGCTCCGGATTGCGCCCTTGTCGGCGCGATCGCTGGCAAGGCGGATATTCCGCTTCAGGTGAACGTCAAAACGACGCACGATGACGGCTCGGTGCGTCATGCGGTTATCAGCGGTGTGCTGCCGAGCCTGCCGGCTAATGCTTCGCTCGTGATGGGGCTGAAACGAGTTTCGGCCGTAGCAAGTGCCACAGGCGCGGCTATCGCGCCGGATAAGCTCGCTGGATTCGCGATCACCATCGCTGGCGTTACATATTCAGCGGTGTCCGATCTGTCGAAGGCTCGCCCGACGCATTTCAGCGGGCCGATCGCGTCAGATCGCATCATCGATGTACCATTCATCAGCACCGATGGCGTCGCACACCCGACGCTGACCGCGCAATTCTCCGTGCGCACCTACAGCTCCGGTGCTGTCCGCGTGGACGCTGTGATCGAGCACTGTAAGGCATACCAGTCCACTGCCGATATCACCTACGACGTGACGCTCAGCGCGAATGGCGCGACCGTGTACAGCCAAGCCGGTCTCGTTCACACGCCTTGCGCCCGCTGGAAGAAGCAATTCTGGTACGGCACCGCGCCGAGCCTGCACATCAAGCACGACACGGCGTATCTGATCGCCAGCCGCGCAGTCCCGAACTACGACCAGTCGGTCAAGGTCACCGAAGCGGTGCTGGCAGGTTATGTCTCGAAGCTGGCCGCGAACAACTTCGGCCCGATGGGCTTCGGTACGCTGCAGCCCGCAATGGGCACGACTGGCGGACGCCCGGATATCGGCATCATGCCTGATACCTACGTGGCGACCATCCTGTCTGGCGATAAGCGCGCCAAGGACCTGATGCTGGCGACAGCGGATATCGGTGGCAGCTGGCCGGCGCACTACCGCGACGACAGCAACGGACCTTGCAAGGGCATGCCGTTGAGCGTTCTATGCTTCCCGTACGCCAGCATCTACGGCAACACCAGCGACTGCCTGAACTACGCGACCGGCAAGAATGAACACCTGCCGACCTTGACCACGGCAACCAAAGGCGGATTCGACAGTTCCCACCAGCCGGGCCTGTACTATCTTCCGTACCTGCTCACTGGCGACTACTTTTATCTGGAAGGCCTGCACTTCTGGAATGCCTGGAACATCTTCCAGTCGAATCCGAACTACCGACTGCGCTCGCAAGGGCTGGTCTCCCCGGATCAGGTTCGTGGCCAAGGATGGAGCCTGCGCACGTTAGGCGAGTGCGCTTATATCACGCCGGACGATCATCCAGCGAAGCAGAGCTACATCTACTTCGTCGAGTCGAACCTCGCGTGGTACAACACCCGCTACACGGACGGCACTGACAACCAGTTAGGCGCCATCACTGGCGGCGCCATGGTGGACAACAACGGCACCGGCATGCGCTCGTGGCAGGACGACTTTTTCACCCAAGGGCTGAATCACCTCGTTGAGTTGCTTGAATTCGATTCCGCGAGGCGCCTGCTGAAGTGGAAAGCCAAGTTCCAGATCGATCGCCTGATGGCGCCGGGAACCTGCATCCAGAACGCCGCCCCGTATACGCTGATCATCCGATCATCCTCGACCTCGCCGTACTTTACGACGATGGGCGAGTGCATGGACGCGACGATTCCGGCAACTCAGCGCGCCTACGCCTGCAATTCGCCAGAGCGCCTGGCGATGATGTCGTCGAAGTGCCTGCCCGGCGATATTGACGGCTACCCATCGTCGACCGAAGGCTACCCGGCCAACTACCAGCCTGCATTAGCTGCGGCCGCAGACACCGGAATCGCAGACGCAATGACGGCGTGGAAGATGTTCGCAGCGCGCCCGACCAAGCCCGATTACAGCACTGGCGCACAGTTTGCCATCGTGCCGCGGCTGCTGACGGAAGTCGCCTCCGCACCGGCCCCGACTCCAGCGCCTGCCCCAGAGCCAACTCCCGCTCCCGCACCAACGCCGGATCCAGCTCCCACACCGACCTCGGTATTCGGCACGATCAAGGGGCCGAGCAACATCAAGCTGGCAGGGAAAACCGGCTTGAGCATGACGGTATTCAATCCGGCAACGCTCGCGCTGGTGAAAAAGTTCACCGGCCTGACGGCCTCATCGAAGGGCGTGCTGACCGTGAAGGACGTTGCGCTGGTGCCTGGCACTGTCTACGCCGTAGTGGTGGCTGACAGCGCCGGCAAGGTTCTCGATGTGATGTATCCGCTGACAGCAGTGTAAGAGGCTCGGAGGCAGCGTGGTTGATACCGAACTCGTCTATCGCGATCAGATCATCCGCGCTGTGACCGGCAACAAGCCAGCGATGGTGTTCCATGTGACGAACGAAACAGCGCTTATGGACTTCTGCCGGCGCTTAGCTGAAGCGGAAAGGGCGCTGTCGGTTCTCCGTGCACGCGGCTGGGGTAGTCCAGGGATGCAGTTGCATGAGGTAGCGGCACTTGTGCCGACGAAGGCAGCAGCGCCGGGGTTGCTGGGCACTTGGACGTCGCGCTAAACAGGAGCGCCACACACATACTGGAATAAACCCATGGGCCGCAAATCATCACTGACCGATAAGCAGTGGCAGCAGATTGGTGAGCGGTTGCTTAAGGGTGAGCCAGGGCGTGTTCTAGCCCGCGAGTATGGCGTCTCCGAGGCTGCGATTCGCAAGCGTTTTGGTGCGCAAACAAAGCAGATAAAAACCGTTGCAAATCAACTAGTTGCAGCGGAAACGGCATTTGCGGCATTACCGATAAGTGCGCAAATAAGTGCGCGCACCTTAGCGGATGAGCTAAAGGAAATCTCCATGCACCTGGCCGGTGCGGCTAGGTACGGCGCAGCTACCGCGCATCGCCTGTCCGGCATCGCGCACGCCAAGGTCGAGGAGATAGATGACGCCAAGCCGATCGATGACGAGAGTCTGAAGACGCTCAAGGGCATCTCCGTTCTGACGCAGCTGGCCAACAGCGCCGCCGAAATCCCGATCGGGCTGCTGAAGGCGAATAAAGAACAGATTGACCAGATGAACAACCCTGAGACCGACAGCGCGCAGCTGCTCAGGGATATCGCCGCCAAACTCCCGGACTAATGGCACTCAGTCTAAAAACCCAGCGCGAACTATCCCGCTGGTACAAGCTGGTCGACCATCCGGTGCAGTTGGCGTTGATCGCCGCGGTGTCGAACGGCGTGCGATTCCCTGTCGTGCCCGCAGGCCGGCGCTCCGGCAAGACCGAGCGGGCCAAGCGCTTTGTCGCGAAGATGGCCATGAAGAACGCCAACGAGCGCTACTTCATCGCGGCGCCGACGCACACGCAGGTAAAGAAGATGTACTGGTCGGACATGAAGCAGCTTTGCCTGTGCAGCCTGCAGGCGAAAGCGCCGTCCGAAACCGACCTCATCATCTACCTGAACAACGGCACCGAGATTCACCTGATCGGGCTGGATCGACCACAGCGAATCGAGGGTGTGTTTTGGTCTGGCGGCGTGATTGACGAGATCGCAGACGTCAAGGCCGATGCGTGGGAGGCGAACATTCGCCCCGCGTTGGACACGTTCAACCCTTCGAGGCCGAATTACCGCGCCTGGTGCTGGCTCATCGGCGTGCCCGATGGCCTGAACCACTACTACGACATGGCGCAGTACGCCGAGACGGCGAACGATCCTGACTGGCAGTGCTTTCACTGGAAGAGTGCGGAAATCCTGCCTGCCGACACGATCGCCGCGGCGAAGCGCCAGATGTCGGCGAAGCAGTACAAGCAGGAGTACGAAGCCAGCTTCGAGGGCGCTTCTGGCCGTATCTACGAGGACTACAGCAAGGCCAACCATACGGACGCGCGGATTGAACCGCACGAGCAGTTGATGTGGATGCACGACCAGAACTTCACACCACTGTCGTCCGCAGTTGGCGTCCGGCGAGATAACGACCTGTATCTGCTCGACGAGATCGTGCTGACAAGCGCCGTATCGAAGCAGTCGGCCATGGAATTCGTCGAGAAGTTCAAGGATCACAAGAACAAGCACGTCATCATCTACGGCGATCCAGCAGGGCAGGCTGGCGAGAAGCACGGCCACGCTTCGGACTACACCGACATCGAGGGAGTGCTCAGGGCGCACGACTGGAAGTACACGCGCAAAGTGAGGCCAGCGCATCCGGCCATCAAGGACCGTCAGAACGCCGTGCGCGCCAAGATTTGCACTGCTGACGGTTATCGTTCGCTATTCGTGAACCCGGTGACGGCCAAGTGGTGCGACAAGGGCCTGGCGACGGTTCAGCTGCAAGAAGGGTCGACCTTTCAGGAAGACCAAAAGAACAAGTATCAACACATTACCACTGCGATCGGCTACTGCGTCGACGTTGAGTGGCCGTGTATCAAGCGTACGGCGTCGGTATCGACGCTCCGGATGTAATAAAGGACCTCATGACCGACGCTTTCACCCAATCTGCTGCCGTGCAGGAGATGGCCGAGCATTGGCCGCTCATCGCCGCGCTGTTGGGCGGAACCTCGGCCATGCGCCGCGCCTGCTTGCAGAGCGACAGCTTCCTTCCGCAGTGGCCGAACGAGGAAGACGACGCCTACGACGCTCGCCGCAAAGTGGCGACCCTGTTCCCGGCATTTCAACGCACGGTCGAGGTCTTAGCTGGCAAGCCATTTTCAAAGCCACTGATCATCGGCGATGATGTGCCTGGCCGCCTGAAGAAATGGGCCGAGGATATCGATCTGCAGGGTCGCAACCTGCACGTGTTCGCTGCGGGGCTGTGTGAGCAGGCGCTTGGCTATGGATTTGGCGGCATCCTGGTCGATTACCCGCGCACGAAGGGCCTCAAGACTGTTGCTGATGAGGTGAGGGCTGGTGTTCGGCCGTATTTCATCCAGGTCCAAGCGCAAAGCATCGTCGGCTTCCGGTCGAAGCGGATTAATGGCGTTGAGGTACTGACCCAACTGCGAATCAAAGAAACCGTCATCGAGGAGGATGGCGAGTTCGGCGAAAAGCCAGTTGAGCAGGTACGCGTGCTTTATCCGGGACGCTGGGAAGTGCGCCGAAAGCAGGTTTCGGGAAACAAGACGAAGGAGTTCGTGTACGACAAAGGCACGACAACACTCAAAAAGATACCGTTTGTGCCGTTTTACGGCAAGCGCCTGGGCTTCATGCGCGGAGCACCTCCGCTGCTAGAGCTCGCGCACATGAATGTCGAGCACTTCCAGAGCAAGAGCGACCAGCAGACCATTCTGCACGTCGCCCGTGTGCCGATCCTGGCTGTTACCGGCATCGATACCGGCGAGACGGTCGAATTGAAGGTTGGCGCGTCTGCTGCTGTCGAGCTCCCGGCTGGCGGTGATCTCAAGTACGTCGAGCATACCGGCAAGGCGATCGAGGCCGGCCGCATGTCGCTGCTCGACCTCGAGGATCGGATGCGCCAGGCCGGCGCTGAGCTGCTGGTTATCAAGCCGGGCAACATCACTGAGTCGCAAACCCTTGCGGACAATGAGCAAGGCATGTGCTCTCTGCAGCGAATCGTCCACGACTTGGAGGACGCGATCGACGCCGCAATGCAGCTTGCCGCCGAATGGGTTGGCGAGGTGCAGGGCGGACACGTAACGATTTACAAGGACTTCGGCGCGGCAACGCTTGCCGAAGCGAGCGCGGAACTGCTGCTCAAGACCGCGCAGGCCGGCAGGCTTTCCGACGAAACCCTGTTGGCTGAATACCAGCGCCGCGGCATCCTCTCGCCAGATCTCAGGCACGAGGAAGAGAAAAAGCGCATCAAGGCGCAAGGGCTGGCGAATGTCGTAGACCCGGCGAGCGTTCAGTAAATCGCAGTACAGAAGTCGTAAAGCCGCTTGAGTGATCAGGCGGCTTTTTCTTTGGCCGCAGCGCGGATGCAATGCGGCGCTCTGGGCGGATGCCCGCATATTGGTCGGATGACCAGAAAGCGAAACGATGAAACTCAAACTTGACGAGAACGGCCATGTGGTCGTGCAGGACGGCAAACCAGTGTACGTGCATGACGACGGCAAGGAAGTGGCATTCGACGCTGCCGGCACCGTGCAGACCATCAGCCGCCTTAACGCCGAAGCACGCGATCACCGAGTCCGCGCAGAAGCTGCCGAGAGCAAGTACAAGCCGTTCGAAGGCATCGAGGATCCGGTCGCCGCACGCAAAGCCCTAGATACCGTCAAGAACCTGGACGCCAAGAAGCTGATCGACGCCGGTGAGGTGGAGACCGTCAAGGCGGAGATCACCAAGGCATTCCAGACCCAGCTAGATCAAGCGACCACCAAGGCGCAAGCTCTGGAGCAACAACTGTACGCCGAGAAGATCGGTGGCGCTTTTGCCCGTTCACCCCTGATCGTGGGCGAAAAGGCCAAGCTGGCTATCCCTGCCGACCTGGTGCAGGCGCGCTTCGGCAATGCCTTCAAGATCGAAGACGGCAAGGTCGTGGCTTACGACAGCCAGAACAACAAGATTTATTCGCGCTCCCGCCCGGGCGAGCTCGCCGATTTCGACGAGGCGCTTGATGTGCTGGTCGATATGTACCCGCACAAGGACAGCATCCTGCGCGGTTCGGGCGCTTCGGGCGGCGGCGCTGGTGGTGGAGGTGGTGGAGGCGGTCAGCCGCGAGGCAACTTCGGCGGCGATCGCAAGGACCGCGCCGCGGCAATCGGGGCGATGTTCCCGGACCTCCCCAAAAACTGAATTAGCCCGACCAGGGCGACTATTGCCGGCTATCTCGGATGAGGGCGGCGCGCTGAGGTGGATGCCTCAATCAATCCCACGTAGACAACACTTT